TAGTAAGTGTTACAAGAGGCACGCTAAAAAAGAGAAGCAGTATTGGGAGAGGAAAGAACTTCCAAAGGAACTTACAAAGATACAATCTATTTTTCAATGGAATGACATGCCTAAGGAGTTTAAGAATAGGTGGGTAGATTTCATTGAGAAGGAGTTTGATTTTAGGGAGGATGGCTATTGGTTTATGAACAACGGTAAGCCTACATACATGACAGGCTCTCACTACATGTACCTTCAGTGGACATCTATTGATGTTGGATACCCTGACTTTAGGGAGGCTAACAGGCTGCTATATATTTTTTGGGAGGCATGTAAGGCAGACAAGAGAAGTTTTGGAATGGTTTACTTAAAGATAAGGCGTTCAGGATTCTCATTCATGTCATCATCAGAGTGTGTAAGCACTGCCACACTAGCCAAGGATGCTAGGGTAGGAATACTATCCAAGACGGGTAGCGATGCCAAGAAGATGTTCACCGATAAGGTTGTGCCAATAAACAGCAGGCTACCATTCTTCTTCAAGCCTATTATGGACGGCATGGACAAGCCAAAGACTGAGTTAGCGTACCGTGTACCTGCAGCTAAGATTACTAAGAAGAATATGTATGATATAGATGCTGATGAGATGGAAGGTTTAGATACCACGATAGATTGGAAGAATACAGACGACAACAGCTATGATGGTGAGAAACTCTTACTACTAATACACGATGAGAGTGGGAAGTGGTTAAAGCCAAATAACATCCTAAACAATTGGCGTGTCACCAAGACGTGTCTAAGATTGGGTAGTAAGATTATAGGTAAGTGTATGATGGGCTCCACATCAAACGCATTAAGCAAGGGTGGAGAAAACTTTAAGAGGCTGTACTACGATTCTGATGTGACTAAAAGAAATGCTAACGGTCAGACCAAGAGTGGTATGTACTCTCTCTTTATTCCTATGGAATGGAATATGGAAGGTTTTATTGACAGGTATGGTATGCCTGTACTAAAAAATGTAGACGATAAGGTCAAAGGTATTGACAATGAGTGGATTACACAAGGTGCTGTAGAGTATTGGGACAACGAGGTAGAGTCATTAAAAAATGACCCTGATGCATTAAACGAGTACTACAGACAGTTTCCAAGGACTGAGTCCCACGCATTTAGGGACGAGAGCAAGCAATCACTGTTTAACTTGACAAAGATATATCAGCAGATAGACTACAACGATAGTATGGTAACAGAGCAGTATGTGACACGTGGGTCTTTTAGTTGGAAGAACGGTATCAAGGATAGTACGGTTATGTTTAATCCTGACAAGCGAGGTAGATTTTTTATTACGTGGGTGCCCAATAAAATCCTGCAGAACAGGATAGTAAAAAAGAATGGGGTTATGTATCCGGGTAACGAACACATAGGGAGCTTTGGGTGTGACTCATATGATATTAGTGGCACAGTAGGAGGTGTGGGGTCAAATGGTGCTTTACACGGGCTCACAAAGTTTAGTATGGAAGAGGCTCCGAGCAACGAGTTCTTCTTGGAGTATATTGCACGACCACAGACAGCCGAGATATTCTTTGAGGATGTGCTAATGGCGTGTGTGTTCTATGGTATGCCGATACTAATAGAGAACAATAAGCCAAGGTTACTGTATCATTTTAAGAATAGAGGATACAGGGGGTTCTGTACTAACAGACCCGATAAGGCATTTACGAAGCTGTCTAAGACAGAAAGAGAGTTGGGTGGTATACCTAACTCAAGTGAAGCAGTAAAGCAGGCACACGCAGCAGCAATTGAGTCTTACATAGAGGGACACATTGGATTAAAAGATAATGGGGATATGAACTCGATGGCATTCAATAGGACATTGGAGGATTGGGCAAAGTTTGATATAACCAACAGGACTAAATTTGATGCCTCTATTAGTACGGGTTTGGCGATTATGGCGTGTCAAAAAAACCTATATCAACCCGAAAGAAAAGAATCAAAAATAAAAGTTAACTTTGCAAGGTATACTAATACAGGAAAAACAAGTCAAATAATTAGATGAAGGATGTAAAAATTAATATTTCATCTGCAGGGTTTCCAAGTCAGTTTGTTTCTGATGCTGAGAAAGCAACAGATGAATACGGGTTGATGATAGGGCAAGCCATTCAGTATGAATGGTTTCGTAAGGATGGAAATGGTTGTAGGTTTTATGACCAATGGAGAGAGTTTCACAGATTGAGATTATACGCAAGAGGTGAGCAATCAATAAGCAAGTATAAGAACGAGTTGGCTATTGATGGCGACCTGTCTTATCTTAACTTAGATTGGACACCTGTTCCTGTTATCCCTAAGTTTGTGGACATAGTAGTGAACGGAATGTCTGACAGACTGTTCAAGGTTAAGGCATATGCTCAGGATGCAATGTCTCAAGCTAAGAGGAGCAAGTATCAGGATATGATGGAGGGGCAGATGGCTGCAAAAGAACAGCTCTCTATAGTAAAAGAGAAGTCAGGATACGACCCGTTTATAATGCCTGAGGATGCACTACCTCAAGATGATGAGGAGATGGCTTTATATATGCAGCTCAACTACAAGCCTGCTATAGAGATAGCAGAGGAAGAGGCTATCAATACTATATTTGAAGAAAACCACTACATAGACTTACGTAAGCGAGTAGATTATGACATAGCAACCGTGGGGATTGGTATAGCAAAGCACGAGTTTTTAAAAGGCTCAGGTGTAAAGGTATCGTATGTAGACCCTGCAAATGTTGTTTACAGCTACACGGAAGACCCTCACTTTAAAGATTGTTTCTATTGGGGAGAGGTTAAGACACTTCCTATCACAGAGCTAATGAAGATAGACCCTTCATTGACAACAGAAGATTTAGAGGAGATAAGTAAGTACAGCCAATCTTGGTACGACTATTATAACGTAGCACAGTTCTATGAGAACGATATTTTCTTCAGGGATACTGTAACACTATTATACTTTAACTATAAGACCACAGAGAAGATGGTCTATAAGAAAAAGATTACAGCAACAGGTGGTAATAAGGTGATTGAAAAAGATGACCAATTTGACCCACCTGTAGATGTAATGGAGGAAGGAAACTTTGAGAAGTTTGAGAAAACAATTGACGTGTGGTATGACGGTGTAATGGTTATGGGAACCAACATCATATTAAAGTGGGAGCTTGCAAAAAATATGGTGAGACCTAAGTCAACAAGTCAGCACGCATTACCAAACTATGTGGCAGTTGCCCCAAGAATGTATAAGGGTAGGTTAGAGTCTTTAGTAAGAAGGATGGTACCATTTGCTGATTTAATACAGATGACACACCTAAAGCTACAACAGGTTATTGCAAGGGTAGTACCTGATGGTGTATATATAGATGCAGATGGACTGAACGAGGTTGACCTCGGTACAGGCAACGCATATAACCCTGAGGATGCATTAAGGTTATACTTCCAAACGGGTAGTGTGATAGGAAGGTCATACACTCAGGATGGTGACTATAATCAGGCGAAAGTTCCTATACAACAGCTTACATCTAATTCAGGAGCGTCTAAGACACAGATGCTTATAGGAAACTACAATCATTACTTAGGTATGATTAGAACCGTAACAGGATTAAACGAGGCACGAGACGGAAGTAGTCCTGACCCTAACTCGTTGGTTGGACTACAGAAACTTGCAGCATTAAACTCTAATGTAGCTACTCGACATATACTTGATGGAAGCCTTTACATATACAGAAGTTTAGCTGAGGCATTAACGTATCGTGTTGCTGACATACTTGAGTACTCTGACTTTAAAGACGACTTTGCAAACAAGATAGGAAAGTACAACGTCTCAATACTGAATGAGATAAGCGACCTATACGTATATGACTTTGGTATATTTATAGAGGTAGCACCTGACGAAGAGGAAAAAGCTAAACTTGAGCAGAACATACAGATGGCTTTATCTAAGCAGGATATTAATCTTGAGGATGCCATAGATATTAGAGAGCTTAAGAATATTAAGCTTGCTAATCAACTCCTTAAGTTAAAGCGTAAGCAGAAGCAAGATAAGCAAGAACAGATGGAGATGCAGAAGCAGGCTATGACAGGTCAGATAAATATGCAGTCTCAACAGATGGCAGCACAGATTGCTGCACAAAAGATAGAGATGGAGATGAGAGGCAAGATGCAGCTTGAGCAGGCTAAGATTGCGTTTGAGATTGAGAAGATGAACAACGAGGCTAAATTAAAGTCTATGTTGATGCAGGAGGAGTTTAACTACAATCAGCAGCTTCGAGAGATGTCTGAAAATGCTTTACAATCACGAGAGACTCAACGAGAGAATGCAAAAGCTTCAAGGATAAATCAGCAGAACACG